TGATAGATCATAATAGATAGTCTAAAAGGTAGATAGTTTAACAGAAAAAATAGGGAATAAATCATGAGAACTCCATTAGATAGCACAGAAGCCTCTGCTAATGCCATACAAAGAGTAAAATACAGCCATGACATAATAATAGACTACATGATAGCTAATCCAGTTCATACATTAGAAGAAATAGCTGAAAACTTCGGGTACACGGCTGCATGGTTAGGTAGAATTCGCAATAGTGATGCATTTAATGTTGTATTAGCTAGACGTAGACAGGAACTAACCGATCCAACAATAGTAGCTAGTGCAGAAGAAAATCTAAGAAGTGTAGCTAATCGATCAATGGAGAAAGTATTAGCTAAACTAGAAGGAGTACATTCACTAGGCGATGCGATAAAGGCAATGGATGTAGCTACAAGAGCATTAGGCTATGGCGCGAGAATGAATGATAATAATACTAATATAAATTTTGTAGTAGCTCTTCCAGGAATGTCCAATAGTGCGGAAGAATGGGTAGAAACTTATGAGAGTAATGTCCAAAGTAAAGTAAGATGAACTCATTAGAGCAATTTCAGAAGAAAGAATTAGCTGTTATTTGGCAACCACAAGAGGGTACTCAGGTAGCATTAATAGCTTGTCCAATATTTGAAGTATTCTTCGGTGGAGCTAGAGGTGGTGGTAAGACTGAAGCAAGTATTGGAGATTGGTTAGCACATAGTAGTATGTACGGTGAGAATGCAGTAGGATTATTTGTTAGAAAAACATTCGTTCAATTAGCAGAAGTAATAGCTAGAACTAAGCAACTATTTCCAAAGATAGGCGCTAAGTATAATGAACAGAAGCATGAATGGAAGATGAGGAATGGAGCTAGACTTAAATTCGCTTACTTAGAGAAGGATAGTGATGCAGAAGAATATCAAGGTCATAGTTATACTAGAGTATATATAGAAGAAGTAACAAACTTTGGAAGTCCAGGAGCTATAAATAAACTAAGAGCTACTTTAAGATCGGCTAATGGAGTTCCTTGTGGTATGAGATTGACTGGAAATCCAGGTGGGCCAGGTCATGGATGGGTAAAGGCTAGATATATTGATCCAGCACCCGAAGGTTATAAGATATTAGTAGATGAAGATGAAATAGAGATTGATGATGAAATAATTAAAATAAAATTAGAGAGAGTATTCATTCCTAGTAAGCTAAGAGATAATAAGCTACTAATGCAGCGGGATCCAAGTTATGTTATACGTCTCAAGCAATCAGGTAGTGCAGAGTTAGTAAAGGCTTGGCTAAATGGTGATTGGGATATAATAGATGGGGCATTCTTTGATATATTCGATCATAGTATCCATGTATTAGATCAAGAGTGGATTAAAGAGATACCTAGAAATTCCCTAAGATTTAAATCATTCGACTGGGGATCAGCCAAACCTTTCTGTGTAGGATGGTATGTTGTTAGCGATGGAAAATGGGGATTACCTAAGAATGCATTACTAAAGTATAGAGAATGGTACGGAGCTAGTGGAATAGACAAAGGTCTAAAGATGACTGCTCAACAAGTAGCACAAGGTATAGCTAAGAGAGAGAAGTCAGATATTCTAAAGTATAGTGTAGCAGATCCAGCAATATTTATCAAAGATGGTGGCCCGAGTATAGCTGAGATAATGGCTATTGAAGGAGTAAACTTCCATAGGGCAGATAATAAAAGAGTTCCAGGCTGGGAGCAATTAAGAGTTAGATTTGTTGGAGAGTATGGAGTGCCTATGCTTTATATAGCTGAGACTTGCGTAGATACTATTCGTACAATTCCACTAATGCAGCATGATGAAAACAATTTAGAAGATTTAGATACAGATGGAGAAGATCATGCCGCTGATGAAACTAGATATGCAGTAATGTCTAGACCTTGGCTACCTACTCATAAACCACAAGATTACAAAACTAATAAGAATAATGTACTTGAAATGACTATAAACGAGATTGTTGAGCAGCGTAAACAGATTAGACTAGCGAGGGCATTCGGATAATGGAAAATGAGATTAATGTAGGTAAGTGGTTATCTAAGATGGATGATGCCGAGAAGAGAGAGAAGGATTGGAGAAGGAATGCCAAAGATGCATTAGAAATCTATGAATGTAACAAGCCCGATCAAATTCCCTACAATATATTATATGCCAATACAATTATCTTAGCTCCTTCCATCTATAGTAATACGCCAAGTCCAGTAGTTAAGAGAAGATTTGACGATGAAGATCTACAGGCTAAACAATCTAGTGAAATAGCTAAAAGAACATTAGAGTATCTAATAGACGACAATGATCCTAAATATGCTGCATTCGATGATCTAATGAAATGTGCAGTAGCTGAGGGATTGATAGTAGGTAGAGGATCTACTCGTTTCAAGTATGATGCAGAGTTAATTAAAGATAGTGAAGGTAATGAAATAGACGTAAAGTATGAAATAATATGTGGAGAAGAGATTCCGTGGGATAGGCTATTACATGGCTATGCTAAACAATGGTGTGATGTTCCTTGGATAGCTATAATACATTATAAAACTAGGGAAGAATTAGAAAAGATGGGAGTATCTAAAGAAGATTTAAAAGATATTTCCTTTGAGTTTACTCAAGAAGCTATGAAAACTGAGAACTATGGTAAAAATGTCTCTAGTGATGATAGTGTAGAGTTAGCTAAAGTTTATGAAATATGGGATAAATTATCTAAAAAAGTAATATTAATAGCTAGTAATTTCAAAGATAAAGAATTAAAAGTAGATGACGATCCATTAGAGTTAGCTGGATTCTACCCTATCCCCGAGCCTATTGGATTCTTTAAACGCCTAAGTGGTCTAACTCCGCAAATACTCTATCTAACATATAAGAACCAAGCTCAGGAATTAAATAGAATAACTACTAGAATTAATAAAATAGTAGATGCTTTAAAAGTTAGAGGATTCTATGATGGAAGCGTACAGAAACTAGATACCCTAATGGCAGCAGAAGATAATACATTAATAGCAGCCGAGAATGTAATGAAATTTGAAGGGAAAACATTAGATAATATAATATGGTTTATGCCATTAAATGATCTAGTAGGTGTATTAAATCAATTATATCAGAATAGAGAACAAGTAAAGTCTATTATATTCGAGTTGACTGGAATTGCGGATATAATGAGAGGTAGTAGTGCGGCTAGTGAAACATTGGGGGCACAAGCACTAAAATCCCAATGGGGTACTATGCGGCTAAAAGATATGCAGAAGGAAGGTGCTAGATATGCTAGAGATTGCCTACGCCTAATGTCTGAATTAGCTATGACTAAACTAAGTCAGGAAACTATTAAGGGAATGACTAATCTAAAGATTCCTACTGAAATGGAGCAGGCAATGGCTAATCAACAGCTCCAACAGTTACAGCAACAAGAGAATATGCTAAAGCAACAAGCACAGATGCAGCAATTACCTCCCGAACAAGTAGAAGGACAAGTTAAAGAGTTAGAAGCTCAAGCAGGTAAACTCCAGGCAATATTAGATCAGCCTAGTTGGGAAAGTAGCTTAGCTTTATTAAAAAGTGACATTACTAGACAGTATAGAATAGATATAGAAACCAATTCAACTATAGAAGTAGAAGCAAGTCAAGATAAGCAAGAAGTTTCAGAGTTCATGAATGCATTCGCTCAATTTCTAAATGGAGTAGCCCCTCTAGTTCAAAGTGGACAGATGCCTTTTGAAGTAGCTCAGACAATGATGCTCGCAATAACTAGAAAATTTAGATTTGGTACAGAAGTAGAAGAGCAGCTAATGAAGATGACTCCTCCTCCTGCCCCACAGCCAGATCCTAAAGAAGCAGCAATGCAAGCTAAGCTAAAGATGGAAGAAGAAATGCATAAGTTAGATAGCCAGCATAAACAACAAGACCAGCAATTGAAGGAACAAGTAGCTCAGGCAGATTTAGCTATTAAACAAGCTCAACTAAACCAAGAGCAGACAGCGGGAATGCTAAAGGCTAAACAAGCTCAAGCTGAACATGACTTAAAGTTATTAGAGTTGGCGCAGAAACAGGATATTCAAACTAGGAAATTTGATCTAGATATGCAAAACTTAGAGATGAAAGCAGCGGTGCAAGCTAAACTAAATCAAGATAAACTAATTGAAGTAGTATAAAATATGCCTACTTATAGTTATAAATGTCTTAGTTGTGGAAATACAGAAGAAAAACTTTTATCATTAGCTCATTATAGTAGTATTCAATATTGTTCTAGTTGCCAAAAGGAATTAGATAGAGTGATAGTTCCAGTATCCATAGCAAGTGATTATGAAGGTTACAATTGCCCAAGAACTAATAAATGGATTAGTGGTCGTAGAGAACATGAAGAGAACTTGAAAAGAACTAATTCTAGAGTACTTGAGAGTGGTGAAACTAGAGAATTCAAAGAAAGAAGAGCTAAAGAAGAAATAGAATTCGACAGAAAAATA